GCTCGAGGTGTTTCTCCCCTTGCAAGTACCGAATTAACGGCTCTCACTGTCCCAGAGCACGCCCGCATCCCGCGAGGCATGGAGGCACTGGGCTGGAGTAGTTTAATAACAAAGTGCTGAGGTGTCATAATCAGTACTAGAACATGGAGGTATCTACCGTCCCCTCCGGTCGCCAACCTCTACAACCATGGCAACATAATCTGACTCCCTCCTACGTAAGCCTAGCCCGGCGCTACAGCTTAAGAGTACCCCATATTAGTGGGGCCGCAAGGTGAGAGTGAAGGAGGACAGGGGGAATTGCAATAAGTGTGAGAAGAAAGTCCGAGTAGGGTTCGATCACCAAATCTCCACGTCTGTGAGACTGAGAGAAAGGGATGGTCATCGACCCACTCGGACAAACGGTCAGCGTCGGATAAAAAGACGTCTCGACCGGCTTCATGAAAGGAGAGAAAATGGTCCCAAACCCGCTTAGGCCAGGTAAAAGTCCACAATCTACGACTCCTATACACTTTTTGCAAAAAGAAGGGAGAGGTGTTCTTGGTAAAGACCTTGGAGGCAACTCTATGACTTGCGCGATCTAGGGTACGACGAGCCGCTCCACGGGGGAGGGCGACGCCGATCCAATCACGACGAAAGTCAAGAGAAACATCTCTAGACAAGGCATCCACGACAGGGTAAAGGTTGCTCCGAGGAGGAGGACCAACGACCACTGGGATGTTTCTTTCAGTGCCAAGAACAAGAACAGGTGCAGGGCCCACGCCAAGGGCCCTTTTAAACCAAGACCTCCTAATAAGGGCTCCATACGTACTGCGGGACAGTACGCTAGGGACGATAGTCCGAAGGGAAATAGGATGGCGCATCAGAACATTCAGAACGTATGCCTTGACATCGTTCCGAAGAGCTTCAACGCCACGAATAACCTCAGACAAAAGATCGCCGGAGTCATTACGGGAGGGCCGAAAAAAAGAAAGTACGGGTTTGGGGCACACAAGCCGGGAGGAGACAAAGAACGGTTGAGAGTTCAGCTCGACCCGACAAGGCGAAATGTCAGTCTTTTCAACGTTGACGACGAGCCCATAAGCGGAAGTGACTTCCTTCCAGAAGAGGAAAAAGTCGCGGTTACCAGCAAAGGCACAGTCATCCCCGTTGAATCGTCCAACACGTCTCTCACCAGACCCCCGATGGATGTCGCTCGCAATATCGAAGCAAGCCTTGTTCAACAGGCAAAGAAGTGGGAAACTGACAAGGTTTCCCATCATCGAGCCACGTCGAATAGGATGACGTTCTTTACTGCAGAGTAACTCAACCCACTCAAGGTTCCGGAAAGACTCCCCCAAAACTTTCCTCTCTTCTTCTCCTAAGCGGCCCTCCTCACACAGTACGTCGATTATCGTTTCAACAGCCTCGAGAGTTATGTTGTCAGTCGCCGAGGAGTAGTCCCCGCTGATCAACATCTCTCCAGGGCGAACGTCATCGACGACTGCCTGGAAGTCTTCTTTTTTTACGTCTCCCTTCACGAGCCATCCGAAGTCGGACAGATGGTCGTAAAGGGCGTTGTGTACGGGTGTCAAAACGCGCTTCACGCGCGCACTCTGCATAGTAACGACTCGCAACTTGCCTTTGGTCTTAGCGACCCCAAGTCGGACGAGAGAGTTTTCTTTGCAAGCGCGATCAGGATGGACTCCCAGAGTACCACCCTGTCTTTGAGACAACTCCAAACACCCCTGCTGGTCAGGGACGTAAACACCTCTTCTAGGTAGCACGGAAGCTACCTCACACTCCTTTCTTGCGGAATCTAACCGCTCCCCCCACCCTGAGCAGAGCTCACGAACGCGTCTCTTGAGTTCCCAAAGATGGTCGTAGGACCACGATTGGACAACATGAGGATGACGCACGCTCGCTTTCTCTGCCCACTCTCTCTTAGCTCGAATCCCGGCGACTTCGTCGCAAGAACGACAAACCACATCAAAGATGCGCTTGCAACTCTTAAGAGCTGATTGCAACATCGAAGAACGTGGCTTGCTCTTCTTCTTCCTCTCTGGTAGAGAAAGTCGAGAAACGAGCAAATCCCAACTACGGCGCACATCCGAGCAATTGTCACCGTCAACGACGGG